ATGACTATAAAGGGTCTGAAACGTATGCAGGTTCGATTCCTGCTATCCCGTTTCACAGAATTGGCTGTGAAGGCAAAGAAAAACCATATAACCCGAAAAACGCATATCATGAAGATAAGCGTTTTTTGGTTCTGTTGGAGGTAAAAGTGAAAATAATTGATAAACCGTTAGATTGGCTACGACCTTATAAAAACAACCCAAGGAACAATGACAAGGCAGTAGAGCCAGTTGCTAACTCAATCAGAGAGTTTGGGTTTAAGGTTCCAATTGTAGCAACCAAAGACGGAGAAATTATAAACGGGCATACACGCTATAAAGCCGCACGCTTTTTGAAACTCGAAACCGTGCCAGTCTTAATTGCTGACGACCTTTCAGAAGAACAAATAAAAGCGTTCAGGCTTGCTGATAATAAAGTAGGCGAGATTGCCGAGTGGGACACAGAACTACTCTACGCAGAACTTGAAAGTGTCGAGGGTTTAGATATGACCATGTTTGGATTCGAGGACGTCGACTATTCTTTGGATGACTTCGAGGAGTCTGTGGATCCAGAAGATGCCAAGGAATTCTCGCAAGAGGAAGAGACAGGTATCGAACATGGGGACATCTTCCAATTAGGGCGACATCGTTTAATGTGTGGAGATAGCACATCGGCAGAGGATATGGCTCAACTAATCGACGGAGAAACGATTGACCTCTATGTAACCGACCCACCATACAACGTAGCCTACCAGGGAGGAACTGAGGAAGCTATGACAATCATGAACGATAGTATGGATGACGTCAGCTTCAGGCAATTCTTGAGGGATGCATTCGCAGTCGCAAACAACCACTTGAAACCAGGAGGGGCGTTCTATATCTGGCACGCAGATTCGGAAGGGTTGAACTTTAGAGCTGCAGTCAAAGAGACAGGGTGGCTACTAAAACAATCTATCATCTGGGTAAAAAATGCTATTGTGTTAGGTCGTCAAGACTACCAATGGAAACATGAGCCTTGCTTGTACGGTTGGAAAGATGGAGCGAGTCACTATTTTGTAGATAATCGCTCACTAGCCACGGTCATTGAAGAGGACGAAGAGAACCTAAAAGAAATGACAAAGAGCGAGCTACTCTCTTACATCAAGACTATGCAAGAAACAACTCCGACCACTATCTTCTACGAAGATAAACCAGTTAGAAATGACATCCACCCAACCATGAAGCCTTTGAAGTTGATTGCTAGGTGTGTTTTGAATTCCAGCAAGAAAGGCGACAGAGTTTTAGACAGTTTCAACGGTGGAGGTTCTACTCTCATGGTATGCGAGAAGTCAGAACGTATCTACTACGGTATGGAACTTGACCCACTCTACGTTGCACGAACGATTAGACGATGGGAAGAAGAAACAGGGCTTACTGCTGAAAAAGTGAGCTGAAATTTTTAAAAAAGTAAGGAAGTGAGGCGATGGCTGGTGCAGATAATTTAAAAGTCCCAACCTCGGACGAAGCTCGAAAATATGGGAAAAAAGGAGGAGTCGCTTCAGGCAAGGCTCGAAGAAAAAAAGCCAATCTGAGAAAGGCATTTGAAACAATACTACAAGCCGAGGTTGCAAGTCCAAACGTGAAGAAGCAACTTGAAGAGTTAGGCTTTGATTCAACTAATGAAATGGCTCTGGCTATGGTTATGATGCAAAAGGCTATGAAAGGCAATGTCCGAGCATTTGAACAAATCAGTAGGCTTACTGCGATTGATACAAAAGATAGCCTTGATAAACGTGAACAAAAAGAGCGCATTGAAGCCTTGAAATTGGAAAACCAAAAACGCAGGGTTACGCTTGAAGGTAGCGCAAACTCAGAAGATGTCATGGCTGAGTATTTCGACAAGTTGGAGGATGCTTTAAACGATGGCACTTGATAGACTATATACAGATAAACAAGTAAAAATTTTAAAAAGGGCAGTTGCTACCGACTGGTACATGATGATCAATCATGGGGCGGTTCGTGCTGGTAAAACCAAGTTAGACAATGACCTTTTTTTGATGGAATTAAAAAGGGCAAAGCGAAACGCTGAGAAAGTCGGAGTTAAGAACCCGATGTATATCCTTGGTGCCGTTTCATCAGGAACGCTTCAAACAAATATACTGAGAGAAATCTCTGACTCGTACAATTACGACTTTAAGTTTGACAGGCACGGGAATTTCACGCTCTTTGGTGTATATGTCGTCACGACGTTCACAGGCTCCATAGCAGGGCTGAAAGCTATCCGTGGTATGACAGCATTCGGAGCGTATGTGAACGAGGCTACACTGGCAAATAAGGCGGTATTTGACGAGATTCTAAAACGTTGCTCTGGTCTTGGTGCTAGAGTTATCTGCGACACTAACCCAGACCACCCTAAACATTGGCTTAAGGTTGATTACATCGACAAAGCGGACGGTGAGAAAATCCTTGCTAACCACTTTACAATCTTTGATAACACGTTCTTGAATCAGCGGTACGTTGATAACCTAATAGCTACAACACCATCTGGCATGTTTACCGAGCGTGGGATCTACGGACGGTGGGTAACTGGAGAGGGTGCCGTGTATCGTGACTTTAAAGAGGATATGTATATCGATAGTGCCCCAGATGATTTAGTTAGGTTCTATGCTGGTGTCGACTGGGGTTACGAACACTACGGCTCTATCGTGGTTATCGGAGAGTCAGCAGATGGCTCTATCTACTTAGTCGAGGAACATGCGCATCAACATGAAGAGATTGATTTCTGGGTAGACGTTGCTAAAGATATAAAAAGCCGTTATGGGAACATCACGTTTTGGGCGGATAGCGCACGACCTGAACACGTAGCCAGGTTTCAAAGGGAGCAAATCAAGACGTTCAACGCAAATAAAGCGGTCTTGTCAGGAATTGAAGAAGTCGCCAAGTTCATGAAAGCTGGGCGCTTTTTTGTTGTATCAGATAAAGTTAGCCGTTTTAAAGACGAGGTTTACCAGTATATCTGGAATGAGAAAACAGGCGAGCCAATCAAGGAGAACGACGACGTTTTAGATGCCCTGCGTTATGCGATTTACTCAAAACAAACACAACCAAAGGCAACCGTTAAGAGGAAATCTCTTTATGGTTTGTAGAAAGGGAGAACATGTATAAATACTTAACCTATCCACGGGATGGATACGATGAAACAGATCTAAAGGCTGAATTGATTTATAAGCTAATCCGCAAACACGCAAACGAGCGAGAGGATTTGCAAAAATTAAAACGTTACTACATCGGAGAACATTCTATTCTTGAACATAAAAGGCGCAATCCTAACGCTCCAAACTTTAAAACAGTAGCCAATCATGCTAAGGATATTGCAGACACGGCCACAGGTTATTTTCTGGGCAGTCCGATTACCTACAATAACACAGGTAAGAGCGACCTTGATCCGTTGCTGGTTGCGTTTGACAACGCAGAAGTCGACCAAGTTGACACGCAGAACGCTCTTAACATGGCTATTTATGGGCGTGCTTACGAATACATCTATGTCAAAGAAGGCCTGAACGAGCTTGACTCAGCCAGTCTTGATGTCGAGAATACCTTTATAGTTTACGATGATAGTATTGAACGCAGACCGTTGTTTGCGGTGTATTACTACGAGGTTAAGGACGATTCAAAAGACACTAAGACATACCAAGCAGAGGTTTTTACACAGAACTTACATTATCACATTGTTTTGCGTAACTCGTCAGGGTCGTATGTGAAAAAAATTGATGTTGAACCACACCACCTTGGTCAAATACCAATCATTGAGTACAAAAATAACAATTTTGCGATTGGTGACTACGAGCAACAGATTAGCTTAATTGATGCTTATAATTCTTTGATGGGTAACCGTGTTAACGACAAAGAACAAGCGATTGAGTCTATCCTTGTCTTGTATGGAGCACAGTTAGGAGACACGCCCGAAGAAACCCACAAAGCTATGTCTATCCTCAATGAAGAAGGGCTTTTGGAGCTTCCAATGGATGCCAAGGCTGACTTCTTAAAAAATATGCTGGATGAGGGCGCTACTGAAATCTTGCGTAAAGCCTTGAAAGAGGATATTTACACCTTTAGCCACGTACCAAACCTGACAGACGAAAAGTTCGCTGGGAACAGTTCAGGCGTAGCTATGGAGTATAAGTTGCTCGGACTTGAAATGATTACTAAAATCAAAGAGGCTAACTATAAACGTGGTCTTAGACAACGTATCAGTATTTTTGCCAAGTACCTAGGTCTACAACAGATTGCGCTTGACGCAAATTCGATAGTACCTCAGTTTAGTCGTGGATTACCTAAAAACTTACTTGAATTGTCACAGGTTATTAATAACCTTGAAGGTAAAGTTACACTCAGACAACTCATTTCTCTCTTACCATTCGTTGAGGATCCTGACGATGAGATTGAGGCTTTAAACGAAGAGAAACAGGACAGCACTGAGAACCCTGGCTTATTCTTTAACAAAGTTAATACTAAACCAGAGGAAGAGGTAGCAGATGAACAACAAGGAGTACTGGACCCAGAGGAAGGCTAACCTTATCTATGAGCAAATGGATAAGGCAGAAAAGCAAGCGGATAAGTTTGACAAGGTCTACGAAGAAGCCAAGGCTTACCTTGACAAAGAAATAAACAAAATCTTTGATAAATTTCAACGTGACTATGGCTTGAGCGAGAATGTAGCACGGCAGGTCTTAAAAACCATGAAGGACAAGAAAGACCTTGACAATCTACGCAGAATGCTCGAAGCTAGACCAAACGACCCAAACATACAACGTTTGCTGGCAGATTTAGACAGCCCAGCTTATACCTACCGTATGAAACGTTTAGAGCGCTTAAGCGACGACTTAGACCTTATGCGTAGTTCCATCTATCTTTCTGAAAAGAAAGGCTCGGATGAGTTCTATGGCGACCTTATGAAGGATAGCTATTACAAGGCTACATTTGACCTACAACAACAGACAGGGTTAGCTTACCACTTCTCTGGCTTACCTGAAACTGAAATCAAGCGTTTAAAGGCGTTTAAATGGACAGGAGAGGCCTATTCGGACAGGATATGGTCAAACACTGGGGCGCTTGCTTCAAGTGTGAAAGACGAGCTTTTAGTGAGCCTTATGACTGGACGAAGCGTAAGAGATACATCTCAAGCAATCGCTGAACGTTTTGATGTTGGTCAAAACAAGGCTAGGCGTTTAATTCGTACTGAGTCAGCGTTCTTTCATAACCAGATGGAACTGCTCAGCTATGAAGATGCTGAAATCACGAAGTACAAATTTGTGGCAGTCCTAGATAAGCGCACCTCACATATCTGTCAGGAGCATGACAATAAGGTCTATGAGACAAAAGATGCCGTTCCTGGTGTAAACTACCCGCCACTGCATCCTTGGTGTAGGTCTACGACTATCGCTTACGACGAAGATGCAGATTATAGCAAGTTAGAGCGTAGGGCTAGAAATCCAGAAACAGGAGAAGTAGAGTACGTACCTGCTGATATGAGTTATAAAGAGTGGTATAGCAAGTATGTGGATGGCGAGGACGTTGTTAAGGAATCTAAGCCAGAAGTGGATGACAAGGTTTTTGAAGCGGACGAGTCGAGTGATATTGATGCTTTCTTTAATGAACAAGCGAATTATAAAAAGTGGTATAATGGACTTACAGAGGAAGAGAAAAAAGCAATTTACTCTTATACTACAAGCGATTACCACGATTTCAACAACATTAAACGTTTTGGACTTGATAAAGCGATTGAACTCAAGAAAGAATTTTGGCTAGAAGAACAAGGTGAAGATGACTTAGAATATGCGTTGGAAGAAGTTAGGAAAACAAAAAACAAAATTCCTATACTTGAAAAAGCTTTGTCAGATTTTTCACCCGAGAAAGCTTTTAAAGCTTATAGGGGGACGGGGTCTGTTTCGGCTTTAGGGGAAGATTTAGGCTATATGGATTTAGAAGTTGGTCAAAATCTTACTTTGGACAAATCTTTTACATCATTTAGTTTAGATAAAGGCTATGCAAGGGAATTTGCTCGTGATGGCGACGGTGCAAATATTTTATTTGAAGTTACTGTTAAAAAAGGACAGAAAACAGGCGCTTACATTGCCGAATTGGCTGATTTCAACCCTGAAAAAGAATATTTGATGAAACCTAACTTGAAATACAACGTTATTTCTAAGACAGAAACCGAGGACGGCTTACTTGTTTATGGATTGGAGGTGCTAGAAAATGGGTCTTGATAAAGATTTTGTAAAAAAGATTTTTTCTAATGGAAAAGATAGAGTGAATAGATCTATTTTGGTGAAGCCGGAAGAACTTATTGAAATATCTGATGAAGATTTAAGTTATTTTGGCGAGGGTATTTTCTACTGCTTGCCTCGTAATAAAATTATTGAAGACAACAAAGATAGAATAAGAAAAGAATATAATCTTTCTAACGAAATGCCAAAAATAAACGGCATCTACTTACCGACTTTTTTAAAAATGAGAGCATGGGATAGAATTAGAAAGACCA